CAAGGATTTGCATATTCCAAGTTGTTCCTTGAGCCGTAATGATGATTTGCTCCAGCGTTCCGGGGCCAGTTTTTATCTGGGTTGTAGCGCTGGTTTTGATGATGGTGACAGGCATTAGAGCAGCCTTTCCACCACGATTGACCACGTAACCGCACCCGCACCAGCAGAAGCAGCCGTAGGGGTGTAGGTCAATGCCGTTGCACCAGTCGAGCGAATGAGCTGATTGCCAATTTCAACCGCTCCGGCTGTCATGGTCGAACTGGTGGAAAGGGTCGGTGTCTGGGCCTGCTTGTCATCGGTGAAAGCAAGCGTAAAAAGCCAAGACGTTGCCACGGTGATGGTTGTGGTCACGACCGCATAAATTCCAATGCGGTAAGTCCCAGCCGTATGCCCAGCCGGTAGCAGGGTAATGGGAGTTCCAAAACCTGTTGCAGCCTGAGTCTGTAGCGTAGTGCTGGCAACGATTCCGCCTGTATTGGTGAAATTCGCATTGATCGCATTCATTGCGTCAGCATCGAATGCGCCTTGCCTGAAAAGTTGAGGTAATCCTGGCATTTTAACTGCCTCCTTTAAAAAGATTGGGCTGGTAATCCGCCAGCCCTCGGAAGCGAGTTAGGCCAAGCGTGAGGGATGCCACTTACCGGAACCTTGGTCAAAAATAAAACTGACCGAAGAACCAGCAGTAGTAGCCGTTCCAGCAACAGCGATATTGCCAGCAGCAGTCCAAGTCAGCCCAGAACCGGAACCATCAAATACAATGATGATTCCAGCGCCTTCGCCGCCTTGTATGTAGCCTGCTGGGGCATTGATGGTTACAACAGCTGTCGTACCAGTGAGATGGAACAGAGGGCCGCTTGCGGTGATGGTGGCCGCGCTGACTACAGGTGCGGAGAACCCATAACTCTGAGCTGGTAGAAAGTCTGCCTGTGCTTTAATTGCAGGCACAAAAGCAGGCCAGTCAGATGGAGCGCCGATTGCGATAGGCGCAGAGGCACCATGAGCCATAGCTGGAGTTCCGCCATATCCACGCTGGACACTGATGACCGTGCCATTGACAGCGGTTACAAGCATCAATTCCTGTACACAAACCAGATAAGTGATGCCAACGCCTGAAGTGAAGTTAGGGGCAGTAATGCCCGTTGCGCTTGCCACGTTGATAAATACATCAGCCGCGCCGCAAGCTGCAGAGAGAGTTGTTGCAGTGATTGCCATATTTTCTCCTTAGCTGCAAACTCGGCAAGCGAGTTCTTTGTAGAGCGTTACCCAGCCATACAGAACGTCAATACGGGTTGGGAAACGATCAGTGTTGATGTCATAAGCGCGGACAAGTCGAATCGAAATACCGAGCTGTTTATCGGATACGCGAGCAGCCATATCCACGCCACCAGGCAACGGCAGATCAGCGCAGCCCAAAGCAAAAGCATCCTTGTGGAATGCCAAGCCCTGAGGCGAGCTGGTTGAAGCCGCGCCAAGTACGTTGATGGTTGCGCCGTTTGTGATTGCCGAGATTGCGCCAGTCTGGCCGGTAACGTTCTGGAATGGGCCAGAGAACACAACTGGATTGCCTACAGTAATGTTCATGACGCCGCCGCCTGAGGTCGTAGTGTCAGCCGCGACAACGAACTGGCGAAGCGCACCAGTCGAAGCCTTGGACTGAGGATTGACCGCAAAGACGCCAGTCGCACCGGAACCAATCGTGAAGATGTTCCCAGCCTTCAGAATTGGAGTGCTAACAGTCCAGTTGCCGGTCACAAACGTCGAGGTCGTTGAACCTGCCAGCGTGAAAGTCGGAGTCAGAACGCCGAGAACGTTGGTGGAATTGACAGCGCAGTTTTGATCCATTGACCACTTGAAGCCAATCGACTCGCCCATCTTGCCCGACTGATACTGCTGGGAGATGTCCTGGGATGACTGGAACAGACCTTTCAAGCTGTCAACGATGGTCGCTTGCTGGGCAGGAGTGATTACGAGCGAGCGCAGATTATCACGGGGAGCTGCTTCCTCATCAAGCCTCTGACCGGCCTGAAGGTAGGTAAGCAGGGTGTTTGGGATCGTTCCCGGCGTGCCAATGCAGTTGTAAACGTTGATGTACTGCGCCAATCCATCAGCATCAATGTTATTGGCAACGTTTGCTACTGCGGGCCGAATGAAACGGTCTGAGAAATCATCTACGCTAAGACCTAAGTCTTGAGACGTAAAGGCAATATCGACGCCGCGCTGAGTGTTCAAGGTCAAAGGAACCTGGGTTTCAGTCGCGTCTTCAATTGATAGACCTTGGCCAACACGTCCAGCATAGCGGGCAGGTTTGCGGATATTGAGAACAGTCCCAATCTTCGCGCCTGCGCGGCCAAACGAATCGTCAAAGTCGCGCCTCACGTATTTTGTGAACGTGAGATTGTTCTCCAGTACCCGAAGAGCTTCGCGGGTAATCATGGAGATTGTTAAGAGGGTATTTGCCATAAACTCTCCGAGAAATCAGAAATTCCAGCGTTAGCCGTTTCCGATTCGGCAGAGTTTTGAGCTGTGAAGCTCGGCGGAACAGGTGTTACAAGGCAGGGTTAGTTAAGCCAACCGAGAAAGCTATCAAACTTTAGCGACGATACCGCTCTTTCTCCTGCTTATCGCGGATTCTGCGGTATTCGTTGTAGGGAAGTTCATCAACCGGAACAGTTGACCGTGTTGAGCTGCCCGCTACAGGACGCGGAGGAGTCTTGGCCCTGGTCGTCACTTTCGGGACAGTCTCGCCATCCTCTTCGCGCTCTTCTGTGGGCATGAGGTCGCCAGAAATCTTGCCAGCTTCAGCAATTGCAAGCAAAAGGTCGCCATCATTCCCCATTTTCATCAGCTTTTTGCAGACTTCTGGATGTTTCCCAAGGTAATAAGCAACATCCGTGCCGTTTTCCATCCGCGTTATGGCGAATGCAACTTGATCTGGAATCAGTGAAGATTTACCGACAACATCTTCAAAGTCGTCATACCTTTCCTTGGCTTCGTCAATTTGCGCGTTCCATTTGTCGGTTGCGGCGTCAGCGGCACTCTTCTGCGCTTGCTTAGCGGCATTTTCTGCCTTTTCAGCCTCAATTTTGTGGAGTTTTTGGTCGGCTTTCCAATCAGCCAGCGCCTCAACAAAGTCTTCGTAAGTCGGAAAGTCGTCAGGCTTTGGCTTGGCAGCAGCTTTGACTTCTTCGGTCTTGGGCTTCTCTTCAGGTTGAGGCTTCCCGCCGCGCTGCGCTTCAAGCAGCTTCTTTTTGAGGTCTTCGGCCTCGGCACGGGCTTCATGCTTCTCACGGGTGAGCTTGTCAATGCGCTTTTGGACTGCACTCTTACTCGGCTTTTCAGGTTCTTCCGATTCCGAATCGGGTTTGGTTTCAGGCTCTTCGCCCTCGGGAACTTCAGGTTTTTCGTCTTCAGCGGTTACGCCGGCTGCGTGGTCAATCGCTGTCTGCGCATCCGTTGTACTCGCCACTGTGATTTCTGGCATTAGTTTGCTGCTCCATTCTGAGGCTGTGGTTGCGCCTCAATCTGCTCTAAAGCTTGCTGATGGCCTTGGTCGCTCTGCTCTAATGTCTGATCGTGCGTCTGCTCGTTCTCCGAGAGCGCGTGAATGTGATCCACTCGCGCCATCCCGAGATCATGGGCAAAACCATTGGCCATCTTCCACTGCTCAAACTCAAACTTCCTTCGCGTGAGTGCGTCCTGTGCCTTTGTGGTAATTTCTGCCACGGCCACTTTGGTTTGATTGTCCATCTCTGCAATCTTGATTTTGGCGTCATTTTCCAACTGTTTTGACTGGATAAGCTGGTGCATGTCCTGCATCGACTTCATGGCTAAATCGTGCTGCTGCATGGCCTGATGAAGTTGCTGGGTCAGCTTATTTACCTTTACCTCAGGATCGTCATCATTCTCATCCTGTAATTGAGGTGGCAGCATTTTCTTCAGCCGTTCTTGAATCTGCTTTGCTCCCGGCCAATCTGCATTACCTGCTACCAAGTCAGCGATTGCCGGAGCTGCGGCGGGATACGCTTTCAGGAATTCAATCATTGATACCATGGATTCTTGGCGCTTCGACTGATATGACGGGCCAACAGAAACAGATACGTCATAGCGTCCTATGCCAATGTCATAGACTTTCTTGACTCCCTTTGCTAAAAGCATGTCTTCAGGGTTAACGCCCTGGGAGTTCTCGGAGTTGTAAATGCCCACCTGTTGAACTGATTGATCTGGGTTCACTACTCTCTGAATTCGAGGCGTGTCATAAATCTTGGGGATCAGGTCGATCAAGACTCTCCCGGTATGACGAATGGACCGCGCCAGATTGTCTGAATAATTCATAGTGGACACTTCAGACTGCTTCTGACGGGCCAAAATAGCCTTCCCTGACTGGTCTGGGCCTTTCTGTCCTAACGATGCGTCGTAAATTCCAATGGTCGCTTTCAGGTCATTGTCGGCCTGATGCACCATGAGATTGATGCCTTGAATCGGAGGCTCATACTGTTGGCGTTGCGGAGGTGGAGCAGGCTTTCCG